CACCATATTTATTTAATATGTCGGATGATGATGACGAAATGCCTTCAAAACCTTGAATACTATAAACTATCAATTATTTTTTTTATAATATTGTCGTAATACTTGCATTCAGTGTCGGCAGTACATGGTTTGTTTTCTTTCTTGCTATCTAGAAAAACTCTAAGTTCTCCTTCTTTAGAACTTAACATTACTCCCATACAATTACCGCTATCCCAATTAGAACAGTGCTTTTGTGCGTTTCTTAATTTTACTGTTTTCATATGTAAAGTTTAATAGACGACTATACAATAAGTCAAGCGTTTATATAGCCGTCTACTAGTTTTATCTTACTATCTTTTTCTCGTCTTTAGCGTCCCATTTAGATTCTATTTTTACTTTAGACATTAAGTCATGTATTTCAATAGCTAATCCGTGTTGATTTTGGAACTCCATTGTTTTTTCTAGTTTGTCTAATCCCGAAACAATCAAGGTTACTTCTCTTGGTGTAATTTTCAAAATCTACCTCCTTTGGCAAGTTTTCTCATTACATATTTGTTTAACTCTTCTGGTAATTCACTAACTAATTGAACTAATAATTCAAAATCCTGTTCATCTAATGGACCTTTTCTTGTGTTACAAGTCCTACATATTAGTTGTAAATTTTTAACTGTTGACTCACCACCTTTTGTTAAAGGTATTATATGGTCACAAGCTATAGTTCTTATGTTAAGTTTTTTATCACAATACTTGCATTCTTTGCCATATACATCTATGAACATTTTTTTTATTTCATCAAGTGAAATATCAAACTTAACATTATTATCTTTAGACCTTACTTTTAAAGAAGATTTTAATGCTGACATTTTTCTTGTCAATTTAGTGTATGCTTTTTTCCAGAATGTTTTATGCACTGGATACAATACTTTTTTAAATTCTTCTTTACTAATCATTATGTATTTAAGTTAAAATTATTCAATCTTAAATAATCATATCTTCTAGATGCCATTCCATCTTTTTTAATTCTACCTGTTTTTAGTAAAAATTTATAAGCATCTGTTATATATGTTCTTCTTGCATGTTTACTTGGTATTTTAGGTCTCATTTATTCATTCCTTTTCTTATTTTATTTAAATTGTCGTTTACTTTCAACACGTCTTGATATTTATCATTATATTGTTTATCCATAAGCTTTAATATAGCACTTGCTGTATACACCATACCATCTAATATTTCTTCTAAAGCTTCTATTTCCCATTCTCTTCCATCATTAACATCAAGTTCACCACCATAAGTTTCCGCACCTTTATCAAGGCGTTCTTTTATTAATTCTATAATAATATTATTCGTACTCATACATTTCCTTGTTTATTCGGGAATTAAAAGACTTTGTAGCGCCAACCACTTCAGATTTCATTATATGTTTCATATACATCCTTATCTTCTAATTCCCGAAAGTTATATTGTTTAATTAATTAAGCTATACTCTGCGTATTTATTACCTGTATGAGATTCTATCAACTTTGTAATAATGTTATGATTATCATCTCTTAATACATATATAATAGCCGATAATCTAAAGCAATTAAATTTATGCAAAGCTTGCATTGGGTTAATACTATTACCTTCTTTTAAATATTCTAAAATCAGGTCTTTTTGACTTCTTTTACTGCGTGGCATAGGTTTATTTCTCCTAATGTTAGTTGTTGTGAAAATCCTAGTTTCCATATGAATGCATCTAAACAAATATGTGTTGATTCTTCATATGTTACTGTAAAGATACTAATTTCAAACAAGTTAAAAAGACATATTCCAATTCCGTTTTTACGTAATCCTATTTTTATCATGACCTTCTAACTCGTTTTACTTTAGTTAGAGCTAAACCGGGTATTTGTTTACCTGATTTCAACTCTTCTTTAGCTTTTACTTTGTTAATCATTTCTGTTTGTTTTACAACTTTATATTCATCTGGTATCATACTTTCATTATGAACTACAACAGGTCCCCAAGTTTCAAATAACTTATATCTTGCTGTATCTGTTTCATATACTCCGTTTTCGTCACCAAGTTGGTCAACAATCATAGGTATCAACTCATTATTAAAGTATTTTTTCATACTTTCAACTGCTTTTCTTCGGAACTTAAGTCTGTTCATTTCATCTTTGATAGCCTCTATTTCAGCATCAATAAGATGTTCTTTTCTATTAAGTTCAACCATAAAGCGGTCAATACCTTCTGTTTTCTTTTTTATTTTACCTTTGACAATCAATAGTTTATTATCTATATCTTCTGATGTATTTAAACCTGTTTCTTTATCTATCTCTACATCTATAAACTCGTTGATAAGGTCTCTTGTTGTTTCTTTAGGCATCCAGTTCTCCATTAGTTTCATATATTTTAGCTTGATATTCTAAAATATACTCTATTTGCTTTTTAAGACTTCTCTTTTCTTTTTGAGCAATTTTAACTAACATTAACTTAGTTTCAGGAGATACTTCTGCTTTAACCAGTTCTGTTTTGATTTTCATTTTAACCTACCTTTGGTAATCTAAATGACGGAGTCCAGTTTAAATTTACATTAAACAAATCACCATCACTGTTTTTAAATAAAGATACTTCTTTAGCTGTATTATCCTGTCTACCATTAATACCTATAACTTTTCTTGATGCATTCTCTATAGCACCTGAACCTTTACCAGCATATATGTCTAATATTTCATTTCTACTATAATCTCTTGATACTTGTGAGATTTGTATAATAATTATATCCATATTTACAGCAAGGTTTGATAGGTAATGAGATATATATCTTACTTGTTCATATTCTCCACGTAAATGTGGTGGACATTCTAGTAAATCTATATAGTCTATTACAACTACTGAAGGTTGCATTTCTTTAATCTTCTTAGCTATTGCTTCTGGTTGTGTTGCTATTGTTTGTATTGTAAGATGTTGTAATTGAGATGCGTAATCTACACCTATTTGATGAACATCTTCATTAACAGCGTCTTTATTTAAGCCTGATACTATTTGAAGATTCCTTCTATGCATATAATGACCTGACAATTCTAAACTTAAAAACAATGTAGGTAACTGCCATTCTGGAGTTATAACATCATCTTTAAAATCATATCCTAAAACTATATTTTGTGCCAATGTTGTTTTATTACTACCTGTTGGACCGAATATAGTTACTAATTCACCCGGATATATTGTACAGTCTTTATCTTTTAAGCCGAAACTTTTAGCTAAATCTATACTTTTACCAGTGTAATCAGTAGATAATCTCTCTTCTAATTGTTCTTGTAATTGTTCTCGTGTATGTACATCAACAAGATAGTCTTTATGTTTATAATACACACACTTTGGGTCACAATATTCTGACATTATAGAGTCTTTACAACCATATTGGTATCCGTGATTGTATGTAGCCTCTACTTTATCTATTACTATTTGTGGGTTTAACTGATTATTATTCCAATGTAACAAACTTGCTTTAGTAGCGTCACTTGGAATGCCGTGTCTTCTAAAATGACTAGCCATTCTTAATAATGTGTTATTTCTATTACCTTGAGTAGGACCTTTTTTATACATTGTTTGAACACAAGGTACTACATTCCTTGGTTCTTGTACTGCTTGCATAGCCCTTACTTCAGGAACTTCTTTTTTTACATATTGTTCTAGGCTACCATCTCCTGTAAGTGTTGATATTGCTGAATTTAACTCTCTAGTTTGAGCTTTTCTTAATATCTCTTCAGGTTTTAGAGTGTTTAATTCCATAGAAGTCAATGGTATTTTATACAAACTACTTTTTGTATTAAATGAATGCGGTGAACGTATTATTGCTGACTTTGTATATACACTTAAATCTATTTTATAATCAATTAAGTCTTTCATAGTTTGTTTAAGTATATAAGGTAAGTCTTGGCTAGGTTCAATGTTAAAGCATTTACCTGATATATTTATATGATAACCTGTACCACTAAAATATACTTGGTAGTTCTCTTCCTTTAAACCAAGTTCCTGTAATTCAAATAAAACAAATTGAGCTTGTTGTTGTGTGTATTCATCTGTTTGTTGGCCTCTATCAATATCAATAGGTATTTCATCTATATATCTTTTACCAACAAAGTTTTTAATACTACCACTTTTATTAATGAACTTTATAGCCTCTTCGTCGTATAGAAAAACACTTCTATACATAGCTATTCCCGGAGATTGTTCATATAATATATCCCAATAGTCTTCTACAGAAACGAGAGTCCCCCTTGATGAGGGACTCCCGATTGCTATTTCAACATACATTAAAATGGTGCTGAATCTGAATTAGATGTGACAGTCGGTACTACATTACCTGTCTCTGTCACTTCCTTGATAAGATTCTTAGACTTTAAGAAGTTTACATAACCTTCAAAGTCTTTTTCATCAGTACCTAGTTTAGGATATACTTTAGTATATGTTTTATCACCTATCTTAGCTTTTTCTTTATATGCATAAGCATAAAAAGTTTTATTAGCTAATTGAGATAAATGATTATCGTGTAGATGCTTTTCAAAGTTAGCTATTTCTACACCATTCTCATCTACTAATTTACCAGTTTTATCTGGACCACCCTTAAACCCTATAGCGTCAAAGAATCCATAAGCTCTTCTTAATAAAGTACAGCTTTTAATATCTCCATTAGGTTCTTTATCGTATGAGCCTAATATTGACATTGTGTAAGGATACTGTGAATTTGGTGATGTTAGTGTTACGTCGATAAACATATCAGCCCAATCAAACTCATCAGTTCTATCATTGAAGTTTGCTATTGTTACTGGTATAATACCTAAGTAATTACCACTACCTGTAGATGAATCTATATCATCTGGTCTAAAACGTTCGGACATTAGTCCTCCTTTTTGTATGTTAGTATTTCGTTTCTTACACTCTCGTAATTAAACGGGAGTCTTTTTTGTGCAAGTGGCTTAAGCCTGCTACCTACTACTCTCTCATCGTAAGCTTCAAAAGATATGTAATACTTACCACCATCTTTATCTGCTGTACAATAGCCTATAACATCAGCTTTAGCGGCTAGACTATAACCTAGTCCTCTCGGTAATTCAGGACCTAGTTGAGCTTTACCATCTGTAACTGTTGTAGTTTTACTATGACTAATTAAGATAAGGTTTGCACCCATCTTTTTAGTTAAGGTTTGGAATCTCTTGATAACATCTAGATTTTTACGTCTAGCTTTTCCCCAATCAGAACCCCAAGAACCTTCGCCCATAGCAGTTATTCCTAGTTCTTGTAGAACTATTGTTTCTACCCATTCATTAACTTGTCCTATAGTATCTATAACTATAGTATCGTAAGGTAGATTATCCCATTCTTTTGCAAGCCATTGATAAACTTCTATCATGCTATACACAGGCATAGGTTTACCTGTATCTTTACCTGTTCTAAACCTAAAACCTCTTTCTTCTGGAGGCACTACTTCAAACTGAGGCTTACCGCCTTTGACGACTTGTTTACCGTCACTCTTTAGTTCTCTCATAGGTGGGTTTAGTTCGGTTACTGTAACTACATTAGCTTTATCTGTAAAATCAGAGCCAAGGTCAGTGTCAATAATTAACACTCCCTCAGCTCCTTTTTCACTCCAAGAGCTAGTTGCAGTTGTTTTACCTGTTTTCGGTTGACCAATGAAGAAGTACGTCAGTCCCGAGGGCATTATCCCCCAGTCCGTCTGTACTTTGCGTACTTTTATCATCTATTTCCTTTTGTTTTATTGTTGGTACTATTAATGTCCCATAATGGATATTTATTGGACTCAAGCTGGACCAAATATAATCATAATAAGACAAATTTGCAACTAAAGAATGTACTTGACTGGCTACAAGACTTGCTACATTTGTTGTGGCAAATACTGTATGTTTCATTGAACAAGGTGCTTTAGGAACTGAATCTGTAGGAACCCAATGCTCTTGATAATTCTGTTTTATAACACCTTTACAAGTAACTATTTCTACATTAGTAGCACCCATACGAGCATCTATAAACCAAGAGTCTTTATTTTTTCTACCTTCATCTTCCCACCACATTCTATAAGCCATTCTTCTAGATTCCATATCATCTGTACATACAATCATTTTACTAGTTACTTTTGAGGAATAATCAAATTTTTTATTAAATGCTAAAAATTCTTGATTATCTGTAACTCTATTAAAAAGATTTTGAGCACATTCTGTTTTAGGTTTACCTACATCATCAAAGGAATATGCAGTGCTTGATAGGTTATGTGA